AAACAGATGTGCAGCATCAACCAAAGAATAGCAACAAAAAACCAATTATTGTACAACCTCAAGACTGTATGCCTGTGGAAGAGATTCGTACAAACATTTTGGCAAACTCAAAACTAGTACCTTCTATGTTAACAAAGTGTCAGTGGAATGACGAAGAGGTTGCTATTGTATCTGCTGGTCCTTCTCTTAAAAATAGTTTAAAAGAATTAAAAGAACTACAAAACAATGGTGTTAAAATTATATGTGTTAAACATAGTCATAACTTCTTACTTGAAAATGGTATACAACCTTGGGGCTGTACGGTTTTAGATCCTAGGCCTTTTCACGAAAAATCTACACATGGTTTTGTAAGAAAAGAACTATTAGCTGAACCACATCCTAGTATTAAATATTTTGTAGCTACAATGTCTAACACAGATGTTGTGACTCATTTACTTGATAAGAAAGCTAACATCATAGGGTGGGATGCTTATTGTAATGCGATTGAAGGTTGGGATTATTTTAAAGATAGATTGTTAATAACGGGAGGAACCTGTGCTGGTATGAGGTCTATAGGGTTACTACATACTCTTGGTTTTAGAACAATTCATCTTTATGGTTTTGATTCATGTAATGATGGGCCTCCTAAAGATAAAAATGAACTAGGAGAAGATGGTACAAAGAAATGGTTAAAAGTTTCTGTAGGTGAAGACAATAAACCATTTTGGACAACAGGAGAACTTTTAGCTCAAGCTCAAGACTTTGAAAAGTTGATGCAAAATGAAGAAGTTGATTTACAAATTAATGTCCATGGTACTGGTTTGATACCAGCCTTATGGAACGATGGCTTAAGAAACAAAAACAATGCAATCAGTTATAAGGAGTTATTGAATGAACAATAAAAAAATAGTTGGAGTGTTTATTAACACTGCTGTACAAATCCACATTTAAATTGTCTTACGGCTTTTTGTCATGGAATTAGAACTACTACAGACCATTTAGTTTTTTTATCTAATTCACATAAATACATGAAGTGTGATATTGCAATAATGTTTGGCTCTTGGAAAAACAGAGAAGACACACATCACGTATTAAAGAATGATATACGAAGTAAACATAAGGGAGATTTGTTAGTTGTTGAAACACCTTTATTGGGCAGAACAATAACAGAAGATCATAAATACTACCGTGTAGGAAAAAATCATTACATGGATACATTAGGTAGTTTTAATAATAAGAATAGTGAAAAAGAACGTTGGGGTATTATTAGAACAGATTTAAATATAGAAGTTAAAGAGTGGAGAAAAGATGGTAAGCATATATTATTTCTTATGCAACTTCCCGGAGATGCTTCTACTTTAGAAACAAATATATTACAATGGTTACAAGATAATATAATTGAATGTAAAAAACATTCTAAACGTCCAATAAAGGTTCGTATGCATCCATTGATTTCTGGTTATGATTTATCTAAATTTAAATATTTTATTAAGGAGCAAGATAATGTTGAATTGGTTAAAGGAAACACCACTAAAATTGAAGAAGACCTTAAAGATTGTTGGGCAACAGTTAGCTTTACAAGTGGGGGGTCGGTGGATAGTATGCTTAACGGTGTCCCTGTTATTACACCTAGTAATCTTAACTTTACTTATCCAATCTCTAGCCATAGCTTAAAAGATATTGAGAAACCAACGATGAAAGACAGACAACAGTTATTACAAGACTTAGCTTTTACACAATGGACTGTCACAGAAATGGCTCATGGTTTACCTTGGAAACATTTAATGGAGGACAATGACTGATAAAAAAGATAAAGACGTAGTTGTAAATTTATTTAAGAATGGTGATCCACAACTTATAACAAATGCAGCTGCCTTACAAATACCTTCTAAAGAATATCAAAGAATGGTATTAGAGGGTGTAAAAAGAATAGAGGATGATGTTCCTAAATTAAAAGCTACAGGCATGATTACTATTTTAATGGATGATAAAGGCCCTTTAATAGATTACTTTGTAGGTAGTGTAAATTTAAGTCAAGCTTATGTTTTGATGGACCAAATAAAGAATGTTATAATAGATAAACTTAATGGAGTAGAGGAAGAAGAATGATTGCTAACAGTGTTATTGGAGTAGCCGGAAAAATCCTAGACAAATTTGTCGAAGACAAAGATTTAAAAACAAAGATTAACGGCGAGTTAAGGAAGCAGACATTAGCCCTTGCTCAAGAACAAGCTAAAGCCAATACAGAACAAGCCAAGCATCCTAGTATATTTGTGTCGGGAGCTAGACCGGCCATAATGTGGGTGGCTTGTCTTGGTTTGTTTACTAATTTTTTTATTCTTCCCCTAGCCGAGTGGGCCTGTGCGATATGGGCCCCCGGTGTTTCGTTGCCTGATCTGCAAACTGATGAACTTTTATCGTTAGTCATAGCTTTACTCGGGCTTGGTGGCATGAGGTCATTCGAGAAGGCTCGTGGTGTAGCTAGAGACAATCTTAAAAAGTAGTATTGTTTATCTAAATAAATGTTATTATAATCATCTATAGTGGCTGCGGTCTTTGACAACCAGCACTAATGTTAACCTTTAACAATGGAGTTGTTATGTCAATATGGACACAACCTACAATTACTGAAATATCTGTTGGACTTGAAATCAACAGCTATGCTTGTGCTGAAAAATAATTAGGACAAAAAAAATCCCTAGAGTCTTACGGTATCTAAACACCTTCCCAACTCTAGGGATTATATTGACGACGTTGTTTCAATTAATAGTATATACTACTTACAAGCTTGTTCAAGGAATTTCTGAGCAATTTCCGAAGAGGAGGTAACTTTATTTCCTCCAAGATTAAATATCATCGGTATTTCATTTTCCATACAAAAAGAAACTTCAGGAGTATTCGTTGGAATTCTATCCCCACCATTAGCAAACACAAACGGAATCTTTTCTTTATGAATTATTTCTAAATTAGAAACGATTGTGTTGTCCGTATCTTTAGCAGGAATTACTTTATCAACATATTGGTTTGAACCAACAATACTTTCTCTTTGATCATAGTTCATTAGATTAAATTCTTTCTTTCTAATCAACCACTCATCAGAATTTATAATTGCCCAAACAGTTCCAAGTTTATTTGCTTGTTCAAACATTTTAATATGGCCCGAATGTATTGGATCGAACCCTCCACTAACTATTATAATCATCATATATCCTTATTATATCGTTTTCTTCTAGTTTTTCACCGTTCCAAACCTCGAATATCCTTATATGGCCCATAGAGGCTCGTACACAATGAATTGTTCTTTTTGGGATATAAACCCTAGCTCCAGGCATAAAATCCCACCACCGGTCTCCTATGAGGACCGAACTTTGGCCTTCTAAGATTTTCCAGTGTTCTTCTCTAAAATTATGGTATTGAACAGATAATGCTCGTCCCGGATAGATATGAAGTATCTTAGCAACCATTTTTGGAGTTCTTTTTAATACTTTATAAGTTCCCCAAGGTCGAAAGACAATATCTTCTTTCATAATTATCTAAACGGTTGCCCCATAAACCAACAAACTAAACTGTGACGTGTTCCTTCTGTCACTGCTTTTATTCTATGAAGATTAAAAGAAGGAAATACAATTACATCTCCTTTATTTTTAAAACCTTCTATTGGTTCTATTTTACCATTCATGTTTTTAATTTGTAAGATACCTCCCTTATAATCTTCAAAATTAGATAACTGAATACACATCGATAGTTTTCTTATTAATCCGGGATAAGGACCATCAGATTCTGGTGGATAAATATCTCTGTGCCATTGGTAGTGTTGTCCTTTTTTATATTCGGCAAATTGAGGACATTGTAAATTAGAAATATCAAAATTATAATATTCTTTATTTATTTCTGCTGCAATTTCGCAGAGTTTAGGAACGATCCAATGATCTAAAGGATAAAACCTAACTTTAGAATTTCTATCTTTTTTTAGGTCTGCCTCTTTCTTCCACATAACACCAGCCAATTGCTCGTCATATGATGGTGACTCTTCAACCATAGTGTCGCATAGTTTTTTTGGAACAACTTCTGGCAATGTTAAGTATGTTTTATACATCTACTACGTCACAAGCTCCTGCGGTACAAGCTAATGTTTGAGATGACTTAGTGTGGTCTTCTTTTTCATAGGTCATCAACTCTTTCCAATTAATTTGCTTTGGTTGATTCTTTTGTAGCTTATTATATGTATCCTTGTCAATATCTTCATAAGGTGCTTGTTGATAAACATGACCAAAGTTAGGTAAGAAAGACACTCCTGTTAAATCTTCAAAGTTTCTCCAACACCAATCAGCTACACCAAGCCACTCATCATCATTAACCGAAACGGTTATACTTGGTTTATGTTCGCACCAGTGTTCGGCATACATTAACCAATGTTCTAATTGTTCAATAGCTGTTCTTGAATTTCTCGTTGTGCTTCCTTCAGGTGCTTTTTCTACAAAACTAAACACCGATGTAGAATCTGGTTTCATCACACAACTTTCGGTAGGTATGTTTTGGGACATAAGGAACTGTGTCAATGGATCTTTTTTATCTCCACGAACTCTTCTTATGTAATAATCATTGTGTCTTGCATGAATGCCAGAAGCTGCGTTTACAAGTTGTGATACTGTACCAGACGGTTTCACACAAGTAATAGCTGTTGATTGGTTAATGTTAAACTTTTTGGCCCACTCTTTATTTGCCTTAATCGATGCATCTTTCATTCTTATAAGTAAATCTTTTAATACTCCTTTATTAAAAATATCCCCACTTAATATTTTATGATCCATAATTCCTGTTANAGAAACACCGAGTAGTCTTTCTTTCTCTGTTGCCTCTATCCAAGACTTACGAAGATATTTAAAAGAAGTTAACGTGGCTTGCATNGTTCCAAGAATGGTTGCGGCTTTTACTTTATCTATTAAAGTATCTTCANTATCATCACTTCGNACTACGATTTCACTGAGGTTGCANACTTGGTGAGGTCGTAAAATTATCTCCGAACAGGGATTGGTTCCAAACTCAAAATTAGTATCTCGTCGTTTGTTTCTGGCTGCAACTTTTTTACTAGCCTGTCTATTGAAGATTCCTCGTTCGCCACTACCTGATTTGTAGAGAGATAGCCACTCTTCCATAAACACACCAATATTTTCTGGTTTGTTTTGATAGACGGCAGAGTTGTTGGATAAGGCACGTTGACTCTCGATACGGTACCATTCTCCTGATTTAGCATCTCTCATTTCTCTGTCATTTAAATCGGAGAGACTAATCATAGCTGATCGTCTTACTCCTCCGACAACAACGATTTCTCCGACCTTACACACCAAGTCGTGGCACTCGAGGGGAGTGAGTCGTCTTCCTTGTGCTTTAGTAAACATCTCCGTGGCGAAATTAAAGAGGTCGACAAGCGGGGCTGGCCCAGAAGCTCGTCCACCGAATGTGTGAAGCCTTTCTCCAGCTCCTCGTATGTTAGAGATATCCCACTTGGGTATTTGCCCGGCATATAATAATGTAAGGATTTCCCGAAATGCTTTTGCCCACCCGAGCTTAGAATCTCGAACGACAATAGTAGTTTCAGTTGGATGCATATTATCAGCAACAATAGGTAAATTTTCAATGTACTTTTTTTCAACACTAAACCCCACTCCTGTCCCACACATTAAAACATATAGTATTTCATCAAAAGCTTTTGGATGGTCAACAGGTATATAGGAACAATTATATCCTGCNATATTTTCCTTTTCCAAAGCTGGNCCGGCGGTCATTAAAGCCCTCATTGACGGCATAATTTCTAAATTTAAAACTTTATTTTCNANGTATTCCCTAGTCTTTTTGTCAAGAATATAACTACACTTTTTTTTAAGATGTACTTCAAAAAAATCAAAGTATCTTGCAACCGTTTCATGCCATTCTTCTCTTCTATTTTCTTCGGGTAACCATCTAGCATATCTAGATTTATGAATAAATTGTTGGTATACGGTAGGCAGTTCTTTATTTGTCGTCATTTTGTCTCCTTTTCATTACAGTTAAGTTTCTAATATGGGTTACGGTCATAAAAACATTTAAAGTCATCATAAAATAAAAATTATTTTCAATAACCCACAGCCACCAAAAAACTTGAGAAAATAATCCTATCCAAGGTGCTTTTAAAGAGCCGTTTCCATAAAAATAAACAGAAACACAAGCACTTATTGCAGCACATACTTCAAGTATTGGGATATCACCGTAAGTTAATAAGTGTAGCATTCTTTGTTAATATATTAAAGAACAATTCTCCTTTTGCTTTAAATTTATTTGGGATTTCTTTAACTACTTCGTTTTTACATTCAGATCCTTTAATTGTCCATGCTTGTTTTAAATCTTTTCTTAAAATATAAAAAGTTAGTTCATCTTTATTTTTCATCATATCTAATAGTCTTTTTTTTCGATAAGGAATATGTATCGTATTCCAAGAGGGTGGCCATTCTTCCTTCCATCCTAGTTTTACTTCAACTTCGTGATAAGATTTAATTGGTTGTACTACCATTATATCGGCATCATAACTTTCAACATCAGGAAAAAGTTCACAACCTAAACTTTCTAAAAAATTACGAACAGCTAACTTTGCAACGTTATCCCATTCTTTATAATTTTTGTGATCAAACTTTCTTTTGTTATTTTTTAAGGTATTTTCCATTATTCTTTTGTTAGTAAATTAATATAACGATTTAAATACCAATTAGCTTTTTGTAAATCTTCTAATCTTTTTCCTTTATAATTACATCTCCAAGTATATTTCATTACTTGTCCTCTTAAATACCCTCGGTATTCTTCAGGTGTAAGTGCAGCCTCTATAGCTTCAATACATTCAATGCCTTTGTCATTATATTTATAATGAGGTGGGCTGTTTACTGGATCTTCCATTGTTGTCTCCTTTTAATCATCGATAACTTCATCGAGGGCTTTCATGTTTAATAGTACGTTTAATCTCTTTCTTTGAAAATTAGTATCTTTGGGTTCTGTAATAAGTTTTTGAGCAAATGTTCTAACTTGTTTGTAATTAAGATTGGCAAGGTCACACACATCGACAAACCAAGATGCTGTGACTCCTGTTTGTTTTGTAAACCAACGTACTGCATCGTGTTTAAAAATAAAACTTTCTTTAGATAAAACATTGGGAGAAGAGGCATCCAACAAAGCTTGGTAAATAACGGCTCTAAATAAAGTTCTTTCATTTTCGCCTTCCTTTATTGTTGACTGGTCTCCTTCCGATGAATCCACTGTGTATTTTATGTGTGTCTTGTGTGTTGTTTTGTTGTTTTTCATTAATCCACTCTATAGGTACGTATTTTTCAGCCCATAAAAAATTATTTTTACTTAGCCATTGAGCATAGGTGGTTTTACTTCCTTTGTAAAGTTTTGATTTAGAGTTTTGTAAAATAAAACGTATATCTAAATGTGGTAGTTGTTGTTTAATTAATAAATGTTTTTTTCTGTCTTCTTTTACAAACCTACCTTTTATCTCTATGATGATTCCATTCTCTAATAAAACATCAGGAGTGTATGTATGATTAGATTCTGGAATAATATAATGAATTTTAATAGTTTCGTATTTGTAAGGAATTAATTTTTTTGTGAGTTGTTCACACACATTAGCCTCAAACTTAGACCTAAACTTTTTATTTTTTTTTAATTGTGGAACCATTATGGAATGTCCTCAGAAACATTTGGCTCTTTTTTTATCTCAGTAAACCATCTCGGTCCGTTGCTATAAATAAATTTTCTTAATCCTTTTCCATCGTTTGAATCATCCCAACAATCTACCTTAAAAGAACAATAACTACATTCAACAGATAGTTTACGATTACCACTCATGCCGTCCTCTATATCTTCATAACAACGGGGTGGTATTTTGTTTTTGTTTGACAAACTTTTTTTTAATTTTTTTATTTTTTCTCTAACATTAGGTAGGTCTTCGGTGTTTGGTGTTGCCAATGCAATTGCACCACTTGTTTTATCGATAGCTAAAAAAGCTAATTTGTCATTTGATTGAGCATCTCCATAAGCTTTTATTTGAGATAAGTATCCAAAAGAATCATTTTCTTTTGTTATGTTGTTTGTTTTAAATTTTTTAAACCCATATTGTGATGCAGACTTAACATCAACGACCCATCCATCTATATTTGCATCTTGATGTCCAACAACCTCTTCTAATTTTAATTCTTTTTGTTCATCAGATACTGTGTGTCCTGCTGTTTTAGCAAAAAGCAACAACAGTTCTTCTAAAATGTGACCATATAAAAATTTTATTTTTACATAAGGAGGCAGATGTTCTTTTAATTTTGGCTTATGATACTCGTACCACAACTGTCTAGCTGGCTTTCCTAATCCAGACATCCTTAATTTTCTTGGCTTTCCTTCTGAGTTTTCTGTTAATGCAGTTAATATTGATTGGCTAACATTTTTACAAAATATATCCATATCTTTTTGAGTGGGTTTCTTTGAGTTTTTATCAAATAGCCCATAAATATCAGATACTAAGGTTTGAATGTTAGCCATCAATTATTCCTTTTAGGAGTGTTTGTTAATAATACTAGGAGACAAACCTAAAAAGGAAGTTCATCGTCGAGTTCGTCTGTAGCACCCTTAGTAGACGTAGTTTTAAAACCTCCGTCAACATTTGGCAAGTCATCTGTATCTTTCTTATATTCTACAAGATCAATAACTTGAACTGCTTTTAGACTAGCCCCAACACCTTTTTTACCACCATATGTCCAATCATAGACATCGAATAAAACATTTACTTTTGAGCCGTTACCAATTAATACTGTATCAGGAATTGGATTCTTAGTAGAATCAACAACTCTCACAGAAGTATTAGTTGTTCCGTCTTTCTTCTTGTGGTTTCTTTTAATTTTAATATAATCTCCTCGATCATCTTCATCATTCTTAACTCTTGGAGCTAGTCCTAAACTATTTAAAGTTTTTTTAGTTTTTGAATCAATGGCTACGTCGATTGAATAAATTCCATCGGGATTGAATTGGTCGATGGCAGGTTTATGAACCTTTGCCCAATGTGCTATACCAGAAATCATTGGCATAATTATCTCCTTTTTTTAAAGTTGTGCTTTTAATTAATTAAAAGCTTTTCAATTATAATTAATATAGTATTCAATACAATCTGTCAAACGTTTAATGGGTTTCTGACCAATTGTTTCCAATTGAATACTCACTATCTAGTGGACAGTTAAAGTCTAATTGTTTTTCTACATCTTTCATTGCCTCCTTTGTTAAGTTACCAAATTCTTCAGCTTGTTCTTTTAAAACTTCAAACTGAACTTCATCATGGACATTAGCTACAGGTCTAGCATCCAAATTCTGTTGTCTTAATTTACGTACAATATTAACTAACCACATTTTACAAACAATACTGCCAGCTCCTTGTAGTAGAACGTTTAACGCAGAATGTTGATTACGTACTGTCAGATATCTTCCGTCTACGGCTTTTATTCTTCCTGTTCTAGCCGATTGATCTACATATTGCCTTAATCTTTTTAATGCAGGTATAGCATTTAAAAATCTTTCTCTTAACTGTCTTCCCCTTTGTATGCCACCTCCAACAATAGATCCTATTTTTGCATCTCCAGCTCCATACAACCATGCATAAATAAATGTCTTTGCCGTAGGTCGGTCAGGAAGTTCAGCTAACTTTTGATTATAAGTGTGTATGTCTCCATGCACTACTTCTTTAGTATAGTCTGGATCATCAATATAATGTGCAAAACATCTTAGTTCTAAAGATGCTGCATCACTTCCTATTAAAACATATTTATCTTGGTCTTCTATTGTCCAACACGATCTGCATTCTTTACCATAAGGAGAATACACAGCTGGAATTTGAGCCATATTAGGACTATAGTGACTCATTCTATGGGATACACATCCAAGTGTTATAACTCTGCCGTGAACTCTTCCGTTATCTTTTACAATATTTAACCACGATTTAATTTGTGATGTTCGTTTGTTTAATAATAAATAACGAGAAATTTTTTTTGCTTCAGCTAAATCAATTTCAGATAACACAGCTTCGTCAACAATTGGTCGTTTAGTTGGTGTAAATTTTTTTGGTTTCCAACCTAAAGTTATAAGTCTTTCTGCAATTTGTTTACGAGAACCTGGATTAAATATTTGTATTACATCTTTTAAAGAATTACCTGTTTTTTCTGATATTCTTTTATGAG